GTCCTACGTAAGATCGCCCACGTCGCACTCGGCGACCCGGACGGTTTGCAGGACGTGACCGATGCGGCGCCGGAGGATGCCGAGGTCGCTGACGCGCTTGAGGATGATGACTCGCTCGGGATCTTCGAGTGGTCTGCCCCTCCTGGCTGCGCACTTGATGACCCAGATGGGATCTCGCAGGCGAACCCGTCGCAGGGTCACACGATCACAGACCGGGCGATCAACGGCGCACGGCGCACGGATCCTGAGTGGGTCTATCGCACAGAGGTCCTGTGTCAGTGGTCGGATGGTTCCCTTGAGGGTCCGTTCCCTCCCGGCACTTGGGAGGCTGGTACCGACAAGGCGTCGAAGATCGCTGACGAGAAGGTCAAGGCGTGCGTCGACGTGTCATTCGATCGCTCACGCACTCACATCTCGTTCGCTGGCCATCGGGCTGACGGACTCCCTCACGTTGAGGTTGTCGCCTCGCGTGCTGGTGTCGAGTGGGTGCTGCCGTGGTTGCAGGATCCGAAGCGCGTCGACCTGATCGAGGCCGTGACTGGTCAGACTCGTGGCGCTCCGGTGTCCGGGCTACTGATTGATCTGGCCGAGGCTGGCGTGCCGATTGTCGACTGGCAGGGTGCTGACCTTCCTGCGGGCACGGGCGCGTTCTATGACCTCGTTCGTGCGAATGGCCTTCGCCATCTTCCACAGCCTGTCCTTGACGTGCCCGCCGCTACCGCTGTGACTCGCCCGTCTGGTGATGGGTGGCTTTGGGATCGCCGACATTCACCTACTGACATCGCTCCCCTGGTGTCCGCAACGGGCGCCGTGTGGTTGCTCGGCCGTCCGGTCGAAAAGCCGTTCGTGTCCAAGTACGAGACCGAAGACCTCGCGGTCGTCTGATCGAAGGAGTCCCCTGTGCGTCGTGACCGACTGATTAGACGCGCCGAACGGGGCCGGTTCCTGGTCACCACCGACTCCGAGGAGACCTTCGAGGGCGTGCTGGTCGACTGGGATGAGGGCCATCTCATCCTTGCCGACGCGTCGTCGGTCTCACCCAAGGGCGACCGCCTGAAGATTGACGAGTACCTGTGGCTGCCACGTGCTCGCGTCAAGTACATGCAAGCGTTGAGGGGGTAAGGCGTGTTCCTATCGAACGGGGCTGTCGTTCCCTCCCAGGTTGACACCCTGGCAGACCGGACGCCGATCTTTGCTGACGCCTCCTACTACGCCACGTCTTCGCTTGAACTGCTGGGCACCTATGCCGCGTACAGCGCGCTGTACAAGTCGCAGGTTTGGGTCGGCATCGTCATCCGCAAGCTGGCGATGGGCACGGCGCGGATGCCGTTCAACGTCCAGATCCGGCTGAACGACACGGACTCGAAGCCTGAGAATGGCCCGCTCACTGAGCTACTGGCCCGGCCGAACCCGCGCATGTCTGGGTTCAAACTGTGGGAGTGGACCTCCTCTACTCGTGACATCTACGGCGAGGCATTCTGGCTGAAACTCCGCGACGAGAAGAATGTTGTCCGCGAGCTCCACCCGATGCACCCGGCGAACGTAATCGCGCGGCGCAACATCGAGGGTGGACTTGAGTACATCTACTCCTCCGGCACTCGCAACGTGTCGATGCTCCCGCCGATCCCTGAGGATGATGTCGTTGCGTTCACGACCTACAACCCGGACAACCTGACGCGCGGCCTGAGCAACCTTGAGGGTCTGCGGATGACCCTATTGAACGAGGACGCGGCTCGACGGGCCACCCAGGCGTTCTGGAAGAACGGCCTGCGGCCATCCATGATTGTGACGCACCCAGGCGAACTGTCGCAGCCGGCGAAGGATCGGCTCAAGGCGAACGTCGACGCGCGTCACGCCGGCGCTGACAACATGGGCGGTTCGATCGTCCTCGATGAGGGCATGACCATGGTGGAGATGCAACTCACCGCTGAGGAGATGCAGTACATCGAGGGCCGGAAGCTGAACCGCGAAGAGGTCTGTGGCGCCTACGATGTGCCCCCGCCTGTCGTTCACATCCTCGACCACGCGACGTTCTCGAACATCACCGAGCAGTTGCGTTCTCAGTACAGGGACACGATGGCGCCGCGGTTCGTCGGCTTCGAAAGCGTCGTCAACCACCAGCTCGTGCCGGACTTCTACCCTGACCGCGGCGTCTACTCCCGATTCAACATGGACGAGGTGTTGAGAGGCGACTTCGAGGCGAAGGCCGGGGCCGCCGTATCGCTGCGCAACGCTGGTCTGCTGACTGGCAACCAAGGCATTGCGATGTTCGACCTTCCTCGTTCCGAGGACCCGAACATGGACCGCTACTTTGCCAACGCCGCGCTCGTGCCTCTGGGCACCCCGGCGCAGCGGATCTCTATCACAGAGGCAGCCACACCGACCCCTGCGATGGCCGCTGAGGCTGCTGTGGCTGCGGGTGGTGCTGACGTAGCCGCTGCTGATGCTGCGGCAGGGAAGGCCGTCACACGCTCGTTCACGAGCCGCGTCAACAGGAAGGCGACAACCCCTGTCATCCGTGCCGCGATCATTGCCACCAACAAGGCTGAACTCGACAAGTTCTTTGCCAAGCAACGCGCGTCGGTCAAGGCTGCCGTGGGCAAGAAGGCTGCCGGCGTGTTCGACCCTGCCGCGTGGGATGGCGACCTGTCGACGATCCTGCACTCACTCTCCGAGGCGACCGCGAAGACGATCGGCGCAAAGGTCGCCGCCGATCTTGGCGGCGAGTATGACGGCGCGGAGATCGCTGACTACCTGAAGTCGAACTCAGTCTCGACCGCGAAGAGCATCAACGCTACAACGGCCGATCAGATCGCCACCGCGCTGGAAGACGCCGCGAACGATGAGGACGCAATCGACGGTCTGTTCGATGGGGAGATCGCGGCCCGGTCGAATCAGATCAGCCTCACCCGCCTCGCGGTCATCGGTGGCTTGGCCGCTCAGGTCGCCGCCCGTTTGTCGAAGGCGAAGACGAAGACGTGGATCACCACGTCCGCGAAACCCCGACCATCTCACGCCGCGATGGACGGCGAGACGGTCGAACTCAACACGCCTTTCAGTAATGGAGGCAACGGCCCAGGTGACTACTCGATGGGCGCCGATGAGGTTGCGGGATGCACCTGCGACCTCGATTTCTCCATGGAAGGCTGACCATGAACATCGTTCGCAAAGACGCCACGATCACGCCCACGGGCGCCGACGAGGACTTCCCCGGCAGCTTCGACGTGGTGCTGTCTGCCCAGACCCTTGATCGTGACGAGGAGACCCTGCTTCAGAAGGACTGGAAGACGCCGCTTCCGGATCGGATCACGTTCGACTCCGACCACGGCATGAGCGTGGCCACGACTGTCGGGTCAGGTGAGCCGACCTTCAACGACGCAGGCGACATCGTGGTGAGTGGCTCCTACTCCTCATTGCAGCGAGCGCAGGACGTCCGGACGTTGGTCAACGAGGGTCATATCCGTACCGTGTCAGTGGCGTTCATGTCGACACCGAGCACCGAGAAGGGTGCGCCGAAGGGCGCGAAGGTCCGCGAGCTGCTCAACGGCGCGTTCGTGGCTGTGCCCTCCAACCGTGAGGCCCTCGTCCTGGCGTCCAAGGGCATGAAGGTCGGAGCACGGAACAGTGCAAGCGACATGGAGCACGTGCAGGGCATTCACGACCATGCCGCCTCGATGGGCGCGGACTGCACGCCCGCGGGAAAGTCCGCCACTAGCGTCAGCATGAAGGCGGTTGTCGGAAGCCTCGAAGCGACCCAGGAGCGGGTCCGTGATGCCCTCCAGGATGCCTACTCCGAGAAGTACGTGTGGCTCCGCGCAACCCTGCCCACCGAGGCAGTGTTCGACCTGAGCGAGATCGACGGCCCTGGCAGCGAGACGATGCGTCAGCCGTACACAGACGACGGGACTGTGGTCACCCTCACAGGGACCGCGACACCCGTGGACGTGGCAGAGATTGTCACGCCCGACCCCGACGAAGAAGCAGCCCCTTCCGGAGCTGACTCTGCCCCCGTCTCCGAGGCGCAAGCCCCCGTTTCCGGTGCAAGGTCTGCTCCCGTCGCAGCTGGCGATTCGGCTGAAATGCAAGCCCGAGCGGCGCGCCTGCGCTTTCTCGGAACGATCGCAAACTGACCCTGGAAGGGGTGCGATATGCCTACTCTCGTAGAGGCAAAGAACAAAGTCCGCGAGCTGTCCAAGAAGGG